TTATCTGTCTGCGGCGTCTATCGGTGGAAAACTAACAATCTACTCAAAGCAAACTGGACAATTGTACAGTGATACATCTGATCCTGAAATTATTATTTCGGGTACCGGTACTATTCTTGCTGATTTAGGTATCACTGCTGGTGTAAAATATCAACCAAAACTAGCATATGGTACTTCTGCACAGCAGCCACTATGGCAAGCAAGTCAAACTGTACCACATCCTACTGGTTCAGTTTGGATTAAGGTCGGCGCTGCTGGCAACGGTCTAAATGTATCAATCAGTGAATATGATAGTGTTATCGAAAGCTTTGTTGCTAAGACCGTAAATTACGGCACTAGCGATTGGGAAATGATTTACACTCTAGATTCAACTGGTGGTAAAAATATTCCAGCCGGAACAGTTTATGCACAGTATGATTATTGCTCACAATCCGCAAGCAATGTTGGATATAACTTAGGTCCTATCTATTATTGGGAAAGAATTGCAACTGGTGCTACTGTTGTAGTCGGTGAAAATACTAATCCGCAGTTTAATTCAGCTAACTTAGGCGTAGCAGGGCCATATGATCTTTTTGCTCAGGTGTCTGTTCCGGGATCACAATCTATTAGCACTGCATACACGATCTCTATTCCTAATAATGCAGATGCAACTGATTTCGTAACTGCATGGTCAGCGGCTGGTATCCCTAACACTACAGCAAGTGTTGGAACTTCAGGTGCAATCGTAATAACTCATACTGAAGGTGGCGTAATTCAATTGAACGATCACTTGACAGATGGATTCTCAAATGGCGTAATCGAAGAAATTGGATTGACTCCCGGTAGTACTATCGGAGTTAAAGAAGGAACCTTCTCAGCAAGAACCTTTACACTACATCAAGTCCTGGTTCAGGATGCGAAATCTCTGTAACTAATAACTACCAAACATACTGGGTCGATTCAGGTAATATCCCTACAGCCGGTAGCGGTTATTCACTAGGTGATATTCTTACAGTTGACGGTGCAGATTTAGGTGGAGAGTCCGGAACCAATGACTTATCAGTTATTGTTACTGAAGTTAATGGCGGTGGTGGCGTTGTAGGCGTCACTTATATTTCAGGTACAGGCGCTGCTACATATAGAACAATTCTTTCTAACTGGGTAGAGTTTGAAATGACCGCTAATGAAGGTGCACCTAACTCTGCTCCTGCTAACGGCACAAACTGGTTCTATTCAGTTGTTGATGAAGTTGATATTTTGGTCAACACTTCAGCAGGTTGGAGAGGATATAAGAATGTCAATTATGATAGTAATGGTTTCCCACTTCCATCAGGTTCAAACACAACTGATCCTAATGGACCAATTGTAAGCGCAAGCGAACCAACTACACAAAGCGACGGTACTGCACTCGCATACGGTGACATTTGGATTGATACTAGTGATCTAGAAAATTATCCAATCATCAATCGTTGGCAGTCAGTAAATGCTGAAGATGTTTGGGTAAGAATTGATAATGCTGACCAAACTAGTTCGTCAGGTGTTGTATTTGCAGATGCTCGTTGGGCAATTAATGGTACAACAAATCCAATAGACGATCCGATTCCAACAATCGTATCATTGCTAACAAGCAACTATTTGGATCTTGATGCGCCTGATGATGCACTTTATCCAGTCGGTATGTTGCTGTTTAACACTCGTCGTTCGGGCTACAATGTTAAGCAATTTGCAGTTAACTACTTTAACTCAGCTAGCTTCCCAGATCAATCACTTCCAACTCAGAAGAATGCATGGGTAACTGCTAGTGGATTGCAATCAAACGGTTCTCCGTACATGGGTCGTAAGGCTCAGCGTAACATGGTAGTTCAATCATTGCGCGCCGCAATTGATAGTAATACTGCAATTCGTGATGAAGATAACTTCTTCAATCTAATTGCAACTCCGAACTATCCTGAATTGCAAGCAAACATGATTGTTCTTAATGCTGATCGTGGCGAAACAGGCTTTGTCATCGGTGATACACCAATGAGACTAGCTGACAATGCTACTGAAATTCAGGCTTGGGCAACTAATGCTGCTGGTGCAACATCAACAGGTGAAGAAGGACTAGTAACTCGTAGCACTTATATGGGTCTGTTCTATCCTTCAGGTCTAACAAACGATCTAAGCGGTAATCTTGTAGCAGTTCCTGCATCTCACATGATGATCAGAACAATACTACGCAACGATACAATCGCTTTCCCTTGGTTAGCACCTGCTGGTACTCGTCGCGGTGTCATTGACAACGCAACTGCTATCGGTTACATCGATTCAACAACTGGTGAGTTTGTGCCGATCAAGACACGAGTTGGTATCCGCGATGTACTTTATACCAATCAGATCAATCCACTTGTATTCTTTACAGGTAACGGATTGCTCAATTACGGTAACAAATCAAGCTTTAATTCACAATCAGCACTTGATAGAATTAATGTCGCAAGACTTGTTGCTTATCTCCGTCGTCAGTTGACTCTTTCTGCTCGTCCGTTCGTATTTGAACCAAACGATGCAATTACAAGACAGCAGATTTCAGGAGTTGTAGAAACACTTCTTGTGGATCTAGTTGCTAAGAGAGGCGTATATGACTATCTAGTAGTATGCGACGAATCTAACAACACTCCTGCAAGAATTGATCGAAATGAACTATGGATTGATGTTGCAATTGAACCTGTTAAGGCAATTGAATTCATCTATATTCCGGTTCGTATCTTTAATACTGGCGAACTATCTGCTCAGGGTATCTCTAATCAAGCAACCTCAGGCACCGCAGCTACGTCACTTTTAGGATAATGTGAAATGAAGTGAGTAGCTCGGTTGGGCTACTCACTTCACAAAGATAAATACTTATAACAGGAGAATACAAAATGGCAACAGCCTCACAATCATTGTTCAACATGACCGTAGCATCTGATAACGCAGGCGGCAACCAAGGTCTGTTGATGCCTAAACTACAATTCCGCTTTAGAGTCAATTTCTTGAACTTTGGGGTTGATTCCACAGGTGGTCTGAGCTTAACAAAACAAGTCATCGATTGCTCAAGACCAAACCTCTCATTCGCTGAAATTCCATTGCAGGTATATAACTCAACACTCAAGATTGCTGGTAAGCACACTTGGGCAGATATGTCTGTAAACATTCGTGACGATGCTTCAGGCACCGTTTCAAAGGCAGTTGGTCAGCAGCTACAGAAGCAACTTGACTTTGTTGAGCAGGCTTCTGCTGCAACTGGTCAGGACTATAAATTCCAAACAAACATTGAAATTCTAGACGGTGGTAACGGCACTCTTGCTCCTACTGTTCTTGAAACTTGGGAACTTTATGGTTGCTTCTTGAAATCAGCTAACTATAATACATTGAATTATGGTACATCTGAAGCCGTAACTGTCGGCTTGACTATTGCATATGACAACGCAATTCAATCACCACTAACATCTGGTGTTGGTACAAGCGTTGGCCGTGCATTCAGTGGCTCAACAGGTATTGCTACAGGTATTGGTGCTCAGGGTCAACAATAATCCTAAGGATATATAATGTCACTAGGTAACTGGGCACAAAATTTCTTAAAAGACGCTGCCGGAGCCTTCTTCGGCAGCGACTACCTTAGAGACTATACCCATGCGTCTAAGACCTTTAGAACAAACAGTTATCAAAACACACCTAAATTAAAGTTTCTATTTCATACATACTTTGAAACTAATGCACAAGCATTTCCTAACAATTTCAACTATGGTTTATTAGTAAAAGATGTAAAACTTCCCTCTTTTAGTTTTACTACTCACCAAATGAACCAATATAATAGAAAACGCATTACTCAATCTAAAATTAAGTACGAAGCAGTAGACATAACTTTCCACGATGATAATAACGATTCCGTAAACTATCTGTGGAACAACTATTATCAATATTATTATAATGATGGAAGTAAACCTCAAAACATTTTGCAAGGTTTTAGAGGAACAACCTTAGGTGAATCATTAAATTACGATGTCCCGCCCTCGCAGCAATATAATGATAGAAATATATATGAAACCTCTATTACAGGTGATTCTGATTGGGGATTCAATGGCGGGCAAACGGATTCTGCAACCGGAAAAAAAGTTCCATTCTTCAAGAACATCACAGTTTTTGGCTTTAACCAACACAACTTTACTGCATATACTTTTGTTAATCCGGTAATTACTAATTTTAACCATGACTCATACAATTATGAAGATGGTAACGGTGTCATGCAAAATAAAATGACCATTGACTATGAAACTGTAGTTTACAATTATGGTAAACTGGATGGTAGAAAACCAGGAGATATTGTTACTGGATTTGGTGATGTTGCTAACTATGACAGAAACACGAGTCCAATCGCTCAGCCCGGAGCTAATGGTACGGTGCTTGGTCAGGGCGGATTAGTAGATGCGGCAGGCGGCACCTTAAGAGCTTTGGGAGACGGAGACATACTAAGCGCAGTTAAGACTGCGGGTACTACATTTAATACATTTAAGAATTTAAATCTAAAGAATGTAGCAACAGCAGAATTAAATGCAATGCTTCGTAACGCTATTCAAAATACACCCAACACACGAAATTCATTATTTAATTTTCCTAAGGCTGGGGCAAGTCCCGGTCCTATCGGTACTGCTGCTTTCCCTACAATCGGCGCACGATTAAGCCCGCCTGTGATTTCAGATATAGGCACAGCGGGCAACCAATACAATGGTGCAGACCTAACGGGTGATACTCCTCGTTCCCAGCAGGGTGGAGGTAATCTACCTATCTCAGACTTTTATTTGGACGCCCTTGAACGTAGCGGTGTCGGGGAAGATGAAGCAGGCGACTCCGATCCGTTCTTCGATGAACCGTTCTTTGATGATGCTGCATTTGACGCTGAACTCGACGCTGCACTTAGTGGTATAGATGATCCGTTCGTAACAGACTACAAAATCAAGAAAGGTGATAACCTTACTAAGATTGCAAAGGCAAATGGCACCACTGTACAAGCATTGCTCAAAGAAAATCCAAACATTAAGAATCCAAACTTGATTTATGCTGGAGAAACTATTAAGATTCCTACTAACAAAACTCCTACTGTATTGCCTAAGCCTAACAATACTGACAAAGAAGCATTTGATCAAGATGAATTTGATACCGAGTTTGATAATGATTTTACAGTACAAAACGCACTGTATACCCCTGAGCCTGACGATCCCTTTGATGATGATCCAATCTTTGTATAAGAATAAATAACTGTATGTTCACAACTTCACAAGACTCAACTGATAAAACCGTAAGAATTTTCGATAACTTTTACACAACCCAGCTCGTTGTAAATGGTAGCGACTACGATGTTATATTTTCTTTCTTTAAAAGTGTAACCGAAAACACAAAAATTGCAGGAAACTTTACTGCTTTGTTATTTAGGATTGCTCAAGAAGGCGGCTATAATATTATGTCATTGTTGGATGTTCTTAAGGGTACTGAAAATAACTTACAACTTACCCAAGTAATGGCTTACTATCTCAACACTTTCAAAAGTAAAACCTCACTGTATGGCATCGGTATACTGCCAAAACCAAATGAAGCAGTGCAGAGAAACGTAGTTCTTTGACATGGGTAAATGGGCGCAGGGGAAATATACTCCTAAAAATCCTCAAAAATATATAGGCAAGATTACCCCAACTTATCGCTCTGGATGGGAATTGACTTTCATGACCTTTTGCGATAGTAATGATAACATAATTTATTGGGCAAGTGAGTCACTGAGGATTCCGTACAAGCACCCGTTTACTGGAAAATCTACTATCTATGTACCCGATTTTCTTGTAGTGTATGAAAACAAAAATAGAATGAAAATTGCAGAAGTTGTTGAGATAAAACCTAAAAAACAAAGTATCATTGAAAGTAAGGTCGCTAGTGCCAAAGATAGAATGGTGGTAGCAATCAATCACGCAAAATGGATAGCTGCTACTGCATATTGTAAGAGTCAAGGCATGGCATTCCGAGTAATAACTGAAGATGATATATTCAGAAACGGAGGAAAGTAATGTCCATATATGTCCTCGGTACTTACCATCATCACATTAATCATGAATTATTTCAAACTGAACTAGTGAACTGCGAGGTTACTGTTTTTGATTGGGAAAAAGAAGAACTTACTGAGAACAGTTTAATAATATCAGATCCTAGTTGGATTAACCTACAGCATTTGACTGAATCCCAGATTGAACAAGCTAAAAATATAGCAAACAAAAAAATGCTGTTAATATTTGATTACAAATCATTTTACTCTAAAAGCCAAATGATTAGTCAAGTTAATGAAGCCTTATTGAAAATGAATTTCAACCTTTCAAATGTGCATATAATAACACAACTAGAATATGACATTCAAGCTATTAAGCGTATTATGCCTCAGGTAAATGTAGTGAGCAGAGACCGATGGCTTAAAGAG